GCCCCACTAGCTCGTCTTCGGAGCGCACCTCTCAAGGAGAGGCACACAAGAAGAGCGAACCCGAATGCCCTGTTGGCAATACAGGTGTTGCTAGTATGCAGATTAGTAAGCGGATGGACAAAGCCTCAACAAGGTCCGCTGAAAGTCTCGTACTCACCGTCACCAAGCGTTCATGCTTGGGACTGGGAGCTTCGGCTTCCGTCGTTCAACTTGTTGAGTCACTAGTTTGGCCCTTCGTCGCACGTCGCTCTCTTCGGAGAGACGACTGGTTCAGCGACAAAGAACTAAATCGATTCGTTCAATCTATGCGTGTTACCGCACAGAGGTTGATCAAATACTCTAGTGAAGATAATCGAGAACAGACTTTTTTGAAGTTCTGGCTCGACTCTCTGCTCTGTGGTGTGTTCCATGATTCTCAGCTACCTGTGAAGGATGCTTGGATCGTGGATCCGCTCTTTGTGGGGTGGTGCAAGCGCTTTTGCGCTCGGTCTATCGCGAAACGCGACGTCTCCTTCATCTACTCGCTTCAGAAAGGCTCTAAAAGGGCCTGGCCGAAGTTGGGTGAGGTGAAAGAGGCGCCTGCGTTAAAGAAACATGCGGAGCGTCTTTCGACGTTCCACGGTTTCATCCCAGAGGATCTCCAAGAAATGATTGAATTCACTTCTAAGGAAATCTTCAAGGGTTGCGACAAGCCGGGTACTAAGTTCATGCCCAGTGGATCTGCCTGCTTACAAGCCGCTCGCCGTCAAGGCGGGGCGTTAAGTTTGGTCGACAGATACACATTACCCCTTGGGACTCTCGAGGCTTCCAAAATTGGCAAGCTCCCTGTCCTCGCGGCGACTCTCAATGAATGGAGAAAAGAACAATTCTCTAAGATCTATGACGTTGCGCGTGAAAGAATCACAGTTCCAGATCAGAACGGCTATCTTCCTGCCCTTGATGTTGATGTTGTAGCTATCCCTGAACCAGGGAAGTTTCGCATCATTACCAAAGGTGATGGTTATCTTTACTCCACACTTCAACCTCTCCAAGGCAAGCTGCTTGCGGCTTGGAAGAAGTGTGTGGCGTCCACTATGCTCTACAATGATCTGACAGAGCGAGTGAAACGTATCGATTCGGCGGTCAAACTACCGTTCTTGTGTTCCGTTGACTACGAGTCAGCGACCGACTTACAGAAACGTTCTGCCAC